TCGTAACGAACCCTCCCCACAGTACACATGTACTACCGGTGGATGGGCACAACAAAAGGCCCCGAGGGTCATCCCCCCAGGGCCATCAGCCTGGCTGCATCCGCGCTGGCCGGAGTGCTGCCTTATTCAGTTCTTCAGAGATCCTAGCATCATGCGATGGTAGCCTCAACTTTCTTTGCTTGAGTACCGTGCGCCTTAAATGCAACGACACACTTACGATCAGCTACTGAGCATAACTTACACTCTGCACAGTTCTTGTCACTCCACTGAGCAGGGCAAACAAGGAACTTAACGCCGTCATGTTCCCACGTCTTTCTATGTTCGTTCTTGGGAACAATGCAGACGCTAGGTATACCTTGCTTATGTAGTTCTGCAGCGTGGGCTTGACTGTGCGCAGATGCGTTAACGGTCATTCCCATTTCGGGCGCTTGCTTAACAATCTCCCGGTTCCCGTAGTGTGTGAGATCATGGTGAGTATAAGTCCATGCTGTTAGCTTACGTTCGTGGCAAGCATTAGCAATGAGACCAAATGCGTGAATGTTAATGATACCTTGGGAGCTAGGTAGATCTCCAGCTTGGTTATGTCGCATACAGCTACCCTCTGGCAGTGTTTTGATTGCTGACACAAAAGACTCTAGATCTGTGCCCCTTGGTTTGTCATCATAAGGGCCAGCACTTACCCTATCCCAGTGCAATCTTAACGGCCCGGTCTCTGCATAGCATCCATTGCCAAATAAAGGGCAGGATGGTGAGCAACTATCACGAGATGTTGTTGATACTGCAATCGGGCCAGTCTTAGCGTTGCTGGACTTTTTAGTCAGGTGATACCAGTGTGCCATGGTTACTTGTTGCAGTTGTGGAGAGAGAAGGGCAAACTAAACAGTCCAGAACATCAGATCATCATCAGAGAGATCATCTTCGTCGCGTTTGTGTGTGCGGATCTCTCTGAGTTCCTGATAATCTTCTGTCCAGGGAGCTTCGTCAGGGAACATATAGGGATGGTTCATTAGAAAGGGTTGCTCCAGGTGTTGACTTGTTTGTCAGTCACTAATCCGTCACGGTGTAGCGTGTCAATGAAGTTAAGCCAAGCTTCACGCTTCATTGTGCGGTCGTGATCGTATGATCTGCCGACACATTCTCTAAACTCGACTAGTGCTTGTGCTTTTGTCACGGTGTAAAACATGCAAAGAACAAAGAAGGAGAAGAAGGGCAGGAAGTGGCAGGAACAGGATCAACGGCTTACTTTTTGCACTTGTGGAGGATGCTTGGCAAAAGGATCAACACCAGCAGCACCTAAGAAAGTTAGAGAACATAGGCCCACTGAGAAGAAGAAGAAGGCGCCTGTTTCAAGCCAGAGATACAGGCCAGGCTTGCGATGGTGTTTGTGTTTGGTGTTCATGATCAGGCTAGAGATGCAATCAATTGAGCTTTGGTCTTGCCCTTTGCGCCGTATGAACGGAGCATCTGGCAGGTGATAGGTTGGAAGGTTAGATCTTCTGTGATGGTGATCAGTGAGTCAATCAGTAGAGCGGTGCCTTCTAGCACGTCATACACTGCCTGAATGATGATCACTAAGAGAAGGAGGATGGATCTTTCCATGGTGTTAGGTGCGTCCGTGTGATTATTTGTGATTAGATCAGATCTTCGATGTCAGCCACCTGGCGGAGATGATCAATAAATTCAGAGGTCACAGCAGTAGGAAGGAAACGGATCAGTTCTAGGTAGGTGTTCTCGTGTCCTAGTTCGTCACCGAGCTTTGCTGCTGTGTTGCGGATCTCGTAAGGGTCACGTGTGACCTCAGAGAAGCTAAGGGCTGTGTCTGTGTTGGCAACTGTAAGGGCCATGGTGCTTGCAGTAGTGGAGAGAGGCAGCGAGCAGAAGTCGATCTGTGCTGCGTGTCCTGACACTAGGCGATCAGCGCTCCACTTGTGCAGTGTGCAGTAACAGAACTTAATGGGCGAACAGATCACTTTACCACTACGTATTCGTATCACCAGTCATACCAATGGATCTCAGCGATTGTGGCTGAAATAATAGTTCATCCGTACCACTATTTGGCCATTTGCAGCTAGTTTGTAGAACTAACGCGCTCAATCCCAGGCCAAAGAGGGGCCATGGGGGTAGAACTGCGCCCCTGCCCTAGCGTATTGACTTAAGAAATTTTTGTTATAAATCTAAGACCCCTCTACAAGCCCCAGGAAGACGTATGAAATGCATTGAACATACAAAGACACTCAACAACACTTACACACGCCTTCTAGGGCCTTCTAGATACCTCTAACGATCAACTAATCCTTGCTCCACATCGCCTCACAAACATTGGGTACATGTACATAAAGAAGATCCTGGATCTGACCTGCAATAATTGCATGTTCTCGTTGCGTACCATTAGCTGTCCTCAGATCGCAGTAATGCAACCAAGACCTAATCGTCCCATTCATGTACAACCTAGACGGAGCACTCAACGGCAGAACATCTCTTGCACACTCCTTGGCTACACCTGCTGACACCATCTCACGATAAAGATCCTCAGCTTCTGCAAAGTGTTGTTGAATACGACGAAGAAATTGTTGTTTCTTTGTTGTATCCAGATCATCAATGCTGTTCTGACGGTTCTTGAAGTCCTGTCTACGTAGTGATGGAATAATTGGAGTACCAATGGTTGTTACATCTGCATACCGTTGACTGAACTCCTGAAAGGAGAAGCTTCTATGCCTCAGGATCTGAGCTGCTATTGCTCTAGTGGTGTTGATCTCTACACACATATTGACCATCTCAAAGGGAGACCAATGTTGATGATCAATAAGGTATTTAATTAGCTTAGCACTGGTCTCAGTGTTTGATTGATTGGATGGGTTGGAAACCCTAGCCATGTAGCTAATGAGGTTCTCTGCTTCTGGTGTGATGTGGATGAGTGAGACGGAATGCATTAGTTAGTTTGTTAATAAGTGGTAGTTACTAGGATTTTTAATAAGAGAAATGAATCCTGTATCATTCAGATGGCCAATCAAGAGGCCATTCAGATGATCCCGATTCCTTCTCCTCTAAAAGAAAGTAGTAGTAGTTATTTAGAGATGTCCATTCACCCGCTCACTTCGTTCGCTGAGGACATCAGTAAATTGTGTCATTTGTGTCAGTTTGAGTTTAGTACTCACAGAATGTCCATCCCCAGGGACATTGATAGAGGGGGAGTTGGGGATCACGTCTCGTGAGACACGACTCCCCCCCTTCCCCCTTTAAGTCCGTTATCGGTCAGACCGCTTGCTACAGCTTGTGTCTTATTTGGAGACCCATGTGGGAACACCTCCCCGTTTACTGCCCCCTCTAGCAGCTTTTCGTTGCTCCAGACTCATCCCAAAGACAAGGTGATCTGTGGCGCTCTGAGGGTCATCTAGGAAGGTTTCCAGGAGATCCTGCCAGTCTTCCTGTCTACGGGCCTTAACGGCCTCGTAGGCGCTGATGGACATGGCATCCGTGAAGTACTTCACCCCTTGGGCTAGGGAGTCCAATCTGTCGTCATGTTTGACGGCCCCCTTCTCCCGGCACATGCGGCTCATCTGGTAGAAGAGCATGTACAGGAGTCGTTCTTCTGGTGGTGCGTCTTTATTGGAGTTGTAATCCCACTCCACCACCCCACGGTCAACGATGAGGCGGTGTTGGTTCATGACGGGTTCTAGAGCGTCAATAATCCGATCTTCTTTACGGACATTGGCTCTGACTTCTTCTACGTCTATGGGTTGTTTGGTTTGTTGAAGGTGTTTTTTGAACAGTTCTGCGACGATACCGTCACCGAAGTTGGTTTCGATAAGGAGTTTAGTAACATTGTACCGCTTACACCCACGAAGGATGTCAAGAAGTGTATTGTCGCTATAACCGTCGCGATACGCTCGTACTTCGTGAACGTAGAGAAAGCCATTCTTTTGAGAGATATAGGTTGCAGCGGTTTCGTCACTACCACGACCAGATGGGTCTACAGAGCAGATCGTCTCGGTGTAGTCACTCCAGTCACCCTGAAGTTGCATGGGTGAGTAGAAGTAATCTCCAGGCAGTCCTACGGTGGGGAGATCTTTGAGAACATTCCTGGGATCAGAACACCACACCACAGCATCGGGTGCTTGTTTTGGGTTGACGGAGGTAACAATGAGATCGCTGAACTTAAGTGGGAACTTCTCAGCATCACTAAGGGTGGTATCAAGCATGAACTGCAACATGAAGTTGCTACGACCCATGGCTGCTTCCCGTTCCAACAGGTCATCCGATTGGAAACGGTCAGGGTCAGTTGGTGACCACTCCTCAGAGCCCATCTCAATGTCTTCTACGATCTGCGGTGCTAGCAGGTTCTCGTATTGACTCAGCTTGTCTTTACGGGGGTAGCGAGCAGGCCAGACAAATGGTCGGTAGTTACGTTCGGCTAGCTTGCGGTAGATGGTGAAGGTAGTTTGGGGTGTCCCTAGGTACATAATGCGGCTGTCCTTCTTCGGTGTGAGGATGGACTCCGCTTCTGTACAGAGCTGCAAGAGCTTCTCCCGCATCATCTCGGTCATCGAGTTACCAGGAACTTCGATGTCATCAAGAATCATCAGGTCTGCACGGCTACCTGTTAGCTGACCTGTGATTCCAACTGACTTGACTGAGGGTGCTTGGTGAGGAGAACAATTAACGTCAAAGCTAATGCGAGACCACCGAGCATCATCCGACTTCGGTCTTAGATGACTTAGCCACGGGGTTTCAATGATCAGCTTCTGAAGAAAGATGGACATGTTATCTGCACGCTCCTTTGAAGCGGAGATGATCATGATCTTCTTTTCTGGGTTGTTGAACAAAGTCCACAACACAAAGGCACCAGTAATCCAGCTCTTGCCGACACCACGAAAGGCTTGGATCTGTAGTCGTTTGGGGCCTAGTTGGAGGTAATCTGCAATAGCGTATTGTGCTCGTGTAGGGGAAGGTAAATCAAGCTGCTGCCACAGTGCTTGCAGAAACAGCTTGAAGTCATCCTTGAGCGCGTCAAGAACATTCATTACACACCTTTAAGTTTACCAAAAGACATTCCGTATTGGGAATACATCTTGTTCATTCGTTCAAGCTCTTTGGCTGCAGCTTTAGTACCTTGACGGCGTAGTGTTTCAGCGTGATCCTTGAGGATCTGACGATCAGAGTCAGTTAGATAGCCAGCAATCTTCATGGAGTTACTGGCGCTAGAAGGCGCTGTACGGAGATTTTTCATTATTTGGGGTGTATATACCTAAATAGAAAAAGAGAGGCCTTCTAGGGGCTTCTAGGTCGCTCTAGCGAGCACTAGGGGGCCTCTCAGCGAGTGTTATGAATCAGTCGTAGTACTTACGACGAAGACGGTCATACTCTTTGACCTTCTTCATGTCAGGTTTTTTGTCGGCATACTTGCTGCCGTCAACCTTGGTCTTGGTTTCGTAGCCGGAGTCTTGACCGAACTTATTGTCTACGCTCTTAAAGCGAGCCTTCTGTTGGTCAGGGGCTTGACCAGGCTTGTAACCAAAGGTCTTTTCAAAGACGTTACCCTTAAAGTTCTTGTCCTGGTTCTTCATACCTGCATTGGAGGTAGGACCAGACTGAGGGCGTGGTGCTGCAGGACGAGACGATCCACCACCACCGCTACTCCGAGATTGAGTGGAAGCACCCCCGGATTGGGTAGGAGCGGGCTTAGTGGGCTTAGAAGCAGAAGCAGGCTTATTACCGTAACTGCGAATAGCATCATTCTGCCCTTGACGCAGAGCATTTACATCAGAATTGCTAACCCGAGAACGCCAATCCTTTCCAGCAGTAGGCTGAGTTGTGGTACGAGAACGAGTACGTGTGCCAGCAGCAGCACCAGCACGAGTGCCAGCGGGGCTAGTAGGTACTGAAAGGTTCGCATTGCGATTGTTAGTACCAGTACGACGCCCAGCAGTGGTGGAGGACGGCTTGGTGGTGGGGGTGGGCTTATTCATACCCATACGCTCCTTGTAAGCGTCCCATTGACGGTTGCGCTCAGCTACATCAGCAATGTTTTTGATGGCAGCGGGAATAGCTAGTGCTGTACCAAAAGCACCAAGCATGCGGCCACCCATGCCGGCGGCTTTAGTAGCAGCACTGGCAGCACCAGAAGCTGGGGAGGGCTTAGGTGTAGATGCAGCTTTAGCTCGTGCATCTTTGATCAGTTGCGTGGCACGAGTTGCCGTGCGTTCAGCACGAGCACCGGCCTTTGGAAGATTTGCTTTAGCTTTAGCTGAATTAGGCATCCCTGCAGCACCTGCAGAGTAACCCTTCGGAGGCACCGGGCCTTTCACAGGACCAGTACGGGTAACTGGCTTCTTAATAACCTGCTTGGGTGCAGGAGAAGACGGCTTCGTCTTAGCTGCTTGTTGGAGCTTCTGAGTCTTAGTCTTGACTTTAGGCGTGCCAGAAGTCGAGGCAGGTTTGTTATAAGGCTTAGCGGGGTTTCGAGCACCACCAGATTTACCACCAGCTTTGGTTACAGGTTTGGCATTTAGCCAGTTGTTCTTACGAGTTGCCATAGTTAATTAATCCAAGAGAGAATAAGCTGTTCTTTGTTGGGGTTTTCACCGAAGGTGGCTCTCATCCATTGGAGCCAGTTACTACTGCCTTTACTCTGATTACAGGAACGACAGGCGGTAACGCAATTTGAAGAGAGTGTTTGCCCCCCCTTTGATTTTGGGCGACAGTGGTCAATAGTGAGGTTGTCTGAAGAGCCGCAGTAGACGCATTGAAAGTTATCTCGCTCATAAATCCAATCCCTCCACATTCTCTTTGCCTCGCTGGAGCGAAGTGCTTGAAGGGTTTGCATCATCACTTGTGGGTTTTCCATCTAGATACTTGAGAGCGTTTTGCAGTAACATTCTTGAATCCTTAAGATTACCTATTCCGATGTTGCAAGATGTACACAGAAGGCCACGAACCGTTCCGGTATGATGGCAGTGATCTACACAGAAGTACGACTTTTTTGCTCCAGGATTGGTTGTACCGCAAATAGCGCAACCACCGCCCTGATCTTTCAGCATGGAATAGTACTGATCTGGAGTAAGATTGTATGCTTTCTTTAGCTTAGATTTCCAGTAGTAAAAGGCAATCTGCTCGGGTGATGCCTTAGCCTTGCAACACTCTTTGCAGGTCTGATAATACCCATGCTTGGTATTACTGGATCTAAATTGCGATAGACTCTTCTCAACCCCGCACTGCCTGCAGGGTTTTGTAGTCATTACCGTTTAGCGTTCGTCTTACGTGCTCCCTTTGCACGGTTAGCTTTACGTGGAACGATTTTCAGGTTCTCACGGGAGTTATTCATTGGGTTGTTATCTTTGTGGTCGACTTCATAACCACTTGGAATGTCACCCATTGATCGACGTGCTCTTGCTCGTGCTGCATCTTGTTTTTTATGAGCACGACGGTATGACTTCAAGTATTCAGCACGGTCTCTATACTCTTTTTTCCAGTCGCGTGCCATTCAACCGACTCCGTACTAATTCAGGATCAACCTTGGGAAGGATGTTTACAAGTTGATCAAGAGGGGAACCTTCCATTGCAACACCAGTTATGTCATTCTTTGCAAGCCAATCACAGGCTGCCTTTAGATCTGCAGTGGATGCCTCACCAGATTTGATGCGACTGATAAGTTCTGCAGTGACAAGGTTATGGAGTTCGTTAAAGGTATCTTCTGTAGCCTTTACTTGTTTAGCCATTTCGTAAAACAATCTGGTCGAGCTTATTCTCGATGCGGATCATGTGATCCTCCATCTTCTGAAGAGCTGTTGAAAGCTCTTGTTTTTGAACGTAGTTCTCAGCAACCCTGAGCTCTACTTTGTCGATCCGTGAATCAACTTCTACGATCTTGTTGTTGAGTCGTGTGGTAAGGGCTACCATGGCTGTCATTACAGCGATAGCAGCAGATACGGCGGCTTCAATCATGTTCCCGCAAAATACGTATTAGTTTGTCCGCATAAGCGGGATCAGTGGCGTATTTCTCGACGACAAGAAGGCGAGCACATTCCTCAGCAGAGGCTGCACGGTTGACACCTTTGTAGTTCTTGTAGTCTCTGTACCACTTGTTGACGAGATCTTGGACACATTCAAAGAGTGATGGATAGTCTTTGAACCAAGCATCTGTTTTTATCTCCATACCACCGACAAATTCAGTGGTACGTTTGAGCGTACCTTGGCCTTCAGTTCCTTTGATACCGAAGTAGTTGTGTTTGCCAGAGGTGTGCTTCCCGTAGCCGCTCTCTAAGGCCCATTGAGCAGCCACAACGGAGGGATGTTTGCAGCCCGCAGCAGATGCAGCAGCTTTGACGCCTTCCCAGGTGTTGTCGTAGGTGGTTACTGGTCGGGATTGCTGCATTGGACGGAAGGTCATGTACCAACCAGTACCTTTACCTTCAACTTCCCAACGCTTTAGCCAGTTACGCCAGGTGTATTTGACACTCTTACCACCAGAGCCAACCTTGACGTAGCCACCGTTGACATTATCCATTTCACCGTATGGATCGTGGAAGATGCCGTGTTCTCCGTCATCACCAATCAACAGCATCCAATGGCCACCACCAACAGGATTGGAGACGTGACCTTTGTGAAGGATGCCAACAGCTACTGGATAGCCTGCTTTTAGTTCGTTGAGGAGTGTCTGTCTGGTTCCTTTCTGGTAGAAGGAAGCGAAAACACCATACTGCTGACAGGCTTTAATTTGACTAGTGGAGAGTGTAGTATCACCGTATTTAAGGACTGTTCTCAAGTAATCATCATCTGCATTACTACCTTTGAGCGCATCAGGACGGAGATACTTGATGGCCATCGCACATGTCGATGAGAAACACATCCGATCTCCGTGACCTGTCGCACTGTCCGTCTGTGGGTAGTACTGCTTAACTTGCAGCAGTACCATCTAACTACTTCCCCTTCAATGCACGACGGAAGCGGCGGATCTGGTCGTCTTCAGTACGAGTCTTGCCGAAGTAAGCAGCCGCCATTGAGATGACTTGAGTAACGCTGTTAGCACGACGCTTCTTGGTCATGCCAAGGTACTCAGAAGCAATAAACAAAGCAAAGAAGGCCAAGGTCTCATACGAAACCTTGATGCCAAGAATAGTGATCATGGTGTATTACCAAGGAAGACCAGCAGCTTTACTGGGTTGGCGTTGTTCATCAAGTTGTGCTTGCAGAGCAGCTTCGATTTCGGTGACTTTCTCTTCACCGAACTTTTCTTTGACCCAAGCGACAACAACTTCTTCGGTCAGTTCAGAGAAGGGGATCAGGTCGCCTTCAGGACGCTCAAGACCAAGGGAACCGTAGGCACCAGCAGAGTAGGTATCGTCTTGTGCATTTACAGTGTAGTGAACAGTGAAAACGTAACCGTCTTGGGTTTCACGTTCCAGTTGAGAAATGTTCCAGTTAAAAGTGGTAGACATGATAAAAAGGTGTATTTGTAGTGTAAAAAAAAGAGCCCACCGCGTTGGTAGGCTCAGGGAAGGGACTAGGGAAGGTGACTAATCAGCTAGGCCAAGCTTCATCAGCTTTGGACCGCAGCTTCTCAACAAAGGCTTCAAGCTCTTCCCGAGTGCTGAACTCTTCGAGATACTCACCGTCTTCGTCGTTGCAGAGGAAGACTTTGCCGTCTTCAACCCAAGGCGTGTGGTGGGTGAAACCTTTGAGTTTGTAGGGTCGATCAGTCATGGTGGTATCGGGTAGGTGAGTAGTGAGTAGGACTACACGCCTTCAAGGGCTGCAACTTTGGCTTCAAGGGTTTCGATGCGACCAATGGCTTCCTGCAACGCAGCAGTCAGTAGGGGAACAAGCTTGGACTGGTCGATGCCTTGGTAAACGGGATTGCCGTCAGCATCCACTGCATCCTTCGTGCCAGTGACGCACTCAGGGACAACGGCCTGGGCTTCGTGGGCAATGAAGCCATCAACGGTCTTATCGGGGTCCGCGATGAAGTTGAAGCGGTGAACCTGAAGTTGATTGAGGCGATCAACAGCGCCGATCAATGGGACAACGTTTTCCTTGAGGCGGTAATCAGATGAGGTGTTAAAGGCCGTTGCAGTTGTAGTTACTGAAATCGAACCAACACTTACACCGCTTCGGCGGCAAGAAACAATAGCGCCGTCGTTGTTTCTGTTAACGGTAATCGGCTCGTTGCCTGCTGAACTGAAAACACTGTAATCGTTTGGATACAGCGTGATTCCAGTAGACGTAGTTGACGGTCCAAGCGCAGTAGACGTGCCAACTAACAACCTGCCGGAGCTGTCGATGCGGGCGCGTTCTCCTGCTGATGTAGTGAAAGAAAATGCTCCAGAGCCAGAACCAATATTGAAATCGTATCTTGTTCCGCTGTCAAAGTTATTTGCAATATCTAGATTATAACCATTCAGCCCATTTAGCCTAAACAAGCTGGCGCCTGTGCTTTCAAAGACGTTTAATCTAGTTGCAGGACTCGTAGTGCCAATCCCTACTTTCCCGTAGCGGTCTATCGTGACTCTGCTTTGCGCGCCTGTCCCATCAGGATCAGTGGCGAAAATAATACTAGATCCATTTTCTTCGGATGCAAAAGTGTAATGACCTGTACTGGAGGATCGGCTAATTTCAAGAAAATTAGAAGCCGTGGCAGTACTTAGCCGCAGCTTGGGTTGATTACCTGTATCTGTAATGTCAAGAAGAACCTGTGGGCTAGAAGTCCCCAGACCTAAGCGGCCACTGGAGTCCAGGCGCATGCGCTCGGTGCCGCCAAGTGTGAACAGCAATGGGGTCGCTGAACTGTCCCAGCTAGAAAAAATCGTGGATG